ATTGTCTGGACTTATGGACTCCGACGGGTACGCGTCCAAGAAAGGCCAGTGCGAGTTCTCGACAAAATGCGACACGATAGCAAGCGGCTTTCGAGAGCTTCTGTCCTCTCTTGGGATTGTGTTCTCCTCGTCGCAGAAAGACGGCACGATCAATGGGCGTGTGGTTGGTAGGTACTGGAGAATCACATTTCATCCACCCGCCGGGATGAAGGTCTTTCGACTTTCGCGAAAACAAGAAAGACTCGAACAGAAACCACGAAAAGCATCCCTTTCGAGGCTCGTCGAGTCGTGCGTCCCCTGCCCCACAGTCCCCGTCAGGTGCATTCAGGTAGACGCCAAGGACGGAGTGTTTCTGGCCGGTCAAGGCTACGTTCCGACCCACAACTCAACGCTACTCTCAGGCATTTCCCTCTACACAGCCTTCGCTGACGATGAGCCTTCCGCTGAGTGCTTCGGCTGTGCAACGAGTCGCGATCAAGCAGGCATCGTCTATAAGCAAATGGTCGAGCTTGTCCGAGCCTCGAAGTTCCTGTCGAGCAGGCTGGAGATCATCGAGAGTCGCAAGACGATCACGTGCGTGCCGACCAACTCTTTCTGGCGGGTGATCTCCAGCGACTCAAGCCGGGCTGAGGGCTTGAATATCCACAGCCTGTGCTACGACGAGCTTCACTCCGCCAAGGACCGCAGGCTTTTCGACGCGATTAGGTACGGCGGCATTTCCAGAACTCAGAGCCTCATCCTGAGCATCACGACGGCCGGTGCCGACCGGGCCTCGATCTGCTACGAGCAGCATGAACACGCGATGAAGTGCATGGTCGACCCAAGTTTCGACCCCCAGTTCTTCGCCTATGTTCGCGCGGCTGCTCCTGACGACGACTACCGAAGTCCAAGTGTTTGGGCGGCTGCAAACCCGTCGTTCGGCGTCACGATGGATGCCGACTCGTTCGAGGCAGACGTGAAGGAGGCCGAGTCGGCGAAGACCAAGCTCTCCAGTTTTTTGCGATACAGGCTCAACATTTGGGTGCAAGGTTCTGAGAAATTCTTCAACCTGACCCAGTGGCAGCAATGCCGGGGAATGACAGAGGACTTCGGCTCGCATCGGGTCTGGTACGCGGGGCTTGACCTTGCCCAAACGTGGGACTGCAACGCCTTCGTCGCTGTCAGCCGGGGTGCAGATGACGTCTGGGACGTGATGTGCCGGTTTTGGATTCCTGCCGATAACGCTGCCAAGCGAGACGTCAAAGAGAACGTGCCTTGGACTCAGTGGGCGAAAGACCCGGCGACCGGGGTCTGCCTGACTCCCGGTGACGTCGCCGATTACGAATTTATCCGCCGCGACATCCTGAGCTTCTGCAAGGAGCGGACAGTGAAGGTGGTCGCCACTGATCCTCACAACAGCCACTACCTGTCGCAACAACTTCAGGCGGAAGGCATCCGCATGCTAGGGTTTTCACAGTCGGCGACTTCTTTATCCCCCTCGACAAAACTTTTAGAGACTCTGGTCTCGCAGGGCCGCTTGCGGACTAACGCCAACCCCGTCATGGACTGGATGGCATCGAATGCCACAGTGCGAGAGACGGCAGATGGATACATCAAAATCGTGAAGCCATCCTCACACTCACCAGCCCGCGTGGACGGAATCGTCGCACTGGTGATGGCTCTGGCTGTCGCCAGTGACGCCGAGCTTGCCCCTGCCCCGATCGCACCGGAGATATTCGTGCTATGAGCGAGGAACGAGTTGTCAGCGATCTGGTGTGGACTCCTGAGCGAGGCATGGAAGCTCCAGAGGTTCGAGGCATCTCGTGGGAGAACTTCCTCCTCTCTGACGACAAGTATCTTGGAAAATGGAAGACAGACTCCGGCATCAGGGTCACGCCTGAGACCGCGATTCAATCGACTGCCGTTTTAGGCTGCTGTCGCATTCTGGCAGAAACGGTCTCTGGATTGCCTCTCCATGTCTATCGTCGCAACCCGGACGGCGGCGACGAGATCGCGAAGGAAATCCCGCTCTACAAGATTCTGACCTTCCGGCCAAACGACTGGCAGACGAAGCAAGAGTTCTTTGAGCAGATCGTCATGACGCTCACCCTTTGGGGCAATTCCTACACTCGCATTCGCAGCGGTCAGTACGGAAGTGTTTCCCACCTCGACAATCTTCACCCGAGCCGGATGGACGTCGAGAGACTTGAGAATGGCAGGCTGCGGTATAGCTACACCGACCCGGAGACCGGGCGACTTGAGCGGTACACGCAAGATCAGATCATGCACGTGCGGTGGACTCCGGAGCAGGACGGCATCAAGGGCATGGTCCCGGTCGAGATCGCACGAGAGGCGATCGGCTTGGCTCGTGCATGCGAGCAGCACGCCGCAAGGTTCTGGGCCAACTCAGCCCGGCCGGGCGTGGTGCTGACGACCGATGGCACTCTCACCGCCGAGGCGGCGGAGCGTCTTCGAGACAATTGGGAGAGGCTCCATCGAGGCAGCGAGCGAGCTTATAAGACTGCGATCCTCACGGGAGGACTGAAGGCGACTGAGTTGGGCATGACAAATGAGTCCAGCCAGTTCCAAGCATCTCGCGACTTTCAGACCGCCGAGATCGCGCGTGTCTACCGGATTCCACAGCATTTAATTCAGGGCACTCCCGGCGGCGACCTTGAAGTGCAGGGGCAGGAGTTCGTGACTTACACGCTGATGCCGTGGCTCCAGCGTATCGAGTCTGCGATCAGCCGGTCGTTGATCTACAACGACGACGAGTATTACGCGAGGTTCGACGTGCGTGGGCTGCTTCGCGCGAACTCAAACCAGCGTGCCAGCTACTACAGCACGATGATCGGCCTCGGAATTTTTTCGATTAACGACTGCCGAAAGGCAGAAGGCATGAAGTCTCTTGGCTCGCTTGGCGACCATCACTTCGTCGCGATGAACACGCAGACGCTTGAGGAAGCCACGAAGCCCAAGCCCGAGGCACCTCCGGGCGGTGCGCCCGGCGGCGGCGGCGGCGACGGCCCGCCTCCTCCGACTCCGGGTGGCCCGCCAAGTCTCCCCGAGGTCAAGACGGGCAAGGCACCGATCGCGTCGCCGAAGGGCGAGGCATCAAAGCCAAAGGAGGAGCCTAAGCCTCAGATGGAGGAGGCAGTCGAGGAAGCGTCCGCCGAATGGGAGGACGCGATCGAGGCAAGAGCATTCTGCTCGACCGGTGAAGGTCAGGGCACAGACAACTCGTGCAGTTCTACTGCCGCTGGTGCTGCCAAGGTGGACAACTCGTGGAAGAAGGCAGGCCGCGAGTACAGCTACACGCCCGGCGAGGGCAAGAGTCCTATCGTCGGCGGCGAGGACATTAAGTCTCTGAGTATCGAGAGGCCAGCCGATCTCGCTGCCACGATGAAAGACTTGAGGATCAAGAGCCTCACCGACGTCGTGGCGATCGGCGGAGGACTCACTCGCGGCTCCTTCACAAGCGTCATCGCTCGCGGCGATGAGATTCACGTCATGTCAGAGGTGCCAGTCAATCCTGACGACGAAGAGTCTGCCGGGATGAGCAGTACTGTCACTCTTGGTATCGACAACGAAGGAAAGAAGTTCGTCGACTACGGAACAATGGTGGCGGCTTCTGACGCTGGCACGGCAAACCTGACTGGCGAAGACGCGGCTCGAATGAGTTCGATTCTTCTGGAGAAGTTTCCCGAGTCTCTCGCTGCCGCAGAGAAGGCTGGCCTCAGCTACGCAAAGACGTTTGCGATGGGTAGCTCCGAAGACGAGTTCAAGGGATACCGGCTCTGGCCTCAGTTTGGCTTCGACGGTGAAATCTACCAAGACATCCGCGAGACGATCCCGAAGGACGTCGTTCCTCACGACGATCCGATCACTGTTCAGCAATTGATCTCGACTCCTGCGGGCAAGAAGTGGTGGAACGAAAACGGCGAGTCGATTGGACTGACGCTCAATTTCAAAGACAAGAAGAGCGACGGGTACAAGCAGTACAAAAAGATGGCTGCTCTTTCCGAGCGACTCAAGAAGCGAAACGAAGGTCGGTCTCTGTTCGATGTTCTGTTCCCCGAGTATCGCGGCTTCTGCGCCACTGGCCTCGGCAACGGCATCGACAACTCATGTGGCGCGAGGGTGATGAATAGTCCGGATACGGGCTCCGGCGGAGGCGTTGCGGCAGGGGGGGCAATCTCGGCGGGAGACGCTGCCGAGAGGTTTCCGAGATACCGGCCATTTGAGTCTGTCGGAAGCTCAAAGAACTCGGACTTTATTCGCGTCCCGAGCGATGAGGAAATTTCTTCTGCACTCAAAGAGAACGACGTTCAGCAAAGCAAGATCGG